GATACAATATTTGTAGTGATACGTATATTCATTAATTTATCTTCATCATCACGTGTATAAACCCATTCCCTAATTACAGAACCTGCAGTCTCCTTAAATGATACAATCATAGAATTATTATACACAAAACTTATAGACCTGTTATTAGAAATTAATCCTGTCAGTTGATTATTTGTATAAGTAGGTGAAAATATTTCAACAATATTATTATTAGTGTATATCATCTTTGTGAAATGACGAATCTCTACCTCACTAAGAAACATTGATGATATGTTTAATCCCATATATTCTACTGAGAAAGATGGATATTTAGTATCAAAAACAAATTCTAATGATTCTGTATCCGAGTAAATTCTCTTCAATGATTTTTTAATATTGTAATTTATTGTTTCAGTAATCATAAAATACCTCCTTTAGTTATCTCAAAAAAATCTGCTAATTTATAACTACTGATATTTGTCGCAACAGGTGAATCTGTTTCTGTTGAACAGGTTATAGGTTCATTATTTTTATCGTAAGTAATTGTTCCTATTTTTACTTTTCCATAATCATCATATATATCATCTATTTGCATGTTATCAGAAAGTTTGAATGTAAAACTACCTAATTTATTAGCACCTGAAGCAATATAATTATGATCAATTTTTAATGTTCTGTCTTTTTGGTTATATGGATTACGTATATAGTTAAAGGTTGAGAACAATATACTTGCATCATGCTTATCAGTATAATATGTTTCAATTTGTGATATTTTATTTTGATTATAAAAATATCTTATATATCCAAGTTTTGTTAACGTAGGATAATCAAGTATATCTAAACTTTTAATTTTACCATAACTATAATTAGGAACAAGTTTATAATATAATATTCCATTGTATTTGAAATCTAATGATTCTAAATTTGTCTGCTCACCATTCATATCTATGTTAAATTTACATAGATTTACGACACTACCATCTTGGATAATCAATCCTGGTATAAAAAATCTATTTACATTTATTTTTGTTACATCATAATTATATATAAGATTTGCTTGTACACCATCAATATTCATATCAACTGATGTTATTAATTCAGGTTTAGCGTACCCATAAACAACTTGAGAATTTTGTATATCATTATATTCAATTCTATTTTTAAGAACTTTAAACCATAATATTTTCAAAGTTGTAGTTCTATATGTTGCAACAAGATTACCAACAGAATTATATTGCATATCAATTCTTTTGTATGTGGTTCCTGTACATAAGATATATGAAAGTTTTTCACCAGCATATCTAAATGTAAATGTTGCATCAATAAGATATGATAATCTTCCTAATGCATCTTTACGATAACTATATTCATCCATACGTTCAAGTTTATCACCATTATATGTATATATTACTTTCCATTGCACTGCAGGTGTATTTGTGTTTGTTCCTAGAACTGATTGAATTTTTCCATTGACAAAAGTCGGTATTATCTGAATGGTAGTATCTGGTGATTGAATTCCAGTAATTTCTGATTGAACACCATCACATGTTATATTATCCATACTAATCTCTCGAAGAATACTAATCGGTGTTCTGTTTACAACAGGAGTAGATTTATCAAATGTAAATTGATACATAATGTTTGTCTGCATATTGTATTCAGATATTTTTGTATAATTATCAGGTCGTTTCCAAAATTCATTATACATTGAACTATCAGCTTGTGTAACTATATAATCAATTTTATTCTTATGATCAATAATTTTTTTAGCCTCATCGTTTACATCACGTGAAAATGTGATTAGTTTTTCAAGAGGTTCAGAATTTGTATCTTTTACAGTAGTTAACTTTCCTTCATTATAGATGAGATCATAGGTAATAGGTGTTCCTGCATTATCTGCAATTAATACTTGACTATAATCAGTATCTTTTACGTATGTATATACTCGTGTACCCATTAGTAAGTCTCCGTTATTTTATTGATTATTCCTGCACTATCATATTCATATGAAAATGTACTAATACGATTACTATCACCATCACAATAATCTACATGATGAATTTTTGTCTTATCTGCTACATTATTTACAATTCCACCATAATACATAATATACATATGTTTTCTTTTTGACTTATCAAGAGTGAAAATTTCAATATTAACTATGTACGGTTGTATATCATTAGTTGGTTTAAAAAAGTATTGTAAAGGTCCATATTCACCTAAATAAAATGTATTTACTAGAACTTCATCAGGATTATAATTAACCTTCACAAATTCATCATTCAAAATACATTCAGCGGTTGCACCGTATATTAATGATACTGGTGAGGTTGGCGAATCTGTTAACCATCCAGTAGTATTATATAAATCATTTACTTCTAGTGTTTGATTTCTTAAAGTATTATCATCTGAATAATCAAATTCAACATAATCATCTGTTACCAGAAGGGTATCAAGATAATTCGGAATAACATTCTCAAATGTCGTATCATCCCAATAATCACTAAGAACGAATCCTCTATCAGTTAAGAGATGACCTGATTTTGCATATGCTTGTTGAACTTCATAATATTTTCCTTCTAAAGTGTATCCTCTTACAAAAGCACCTTCATACATAATATCAAGATGATTTGTTAGATTTGTAACAGATCTCATTTGATATATTGTATCAAGAACATTATCAGAATTAAAATTTAATAATTTATTATCATCATTTACAAGTCCAATATTTGTATCAAAATCTTTTGATAGAATATTATCAAAGATATTATATTCCTGTGCAAGGGATAGTTGTTTCCCCACTAGAATACGAAATTTTCTGTTATAGACATCAGTATCACAGTAATTAAGATTACAGTAAGTTTCTGAAACATATAATTCTGTTTCAGGTCTATACGTTGATAATACTCCAGCTTCAGACAAATCATTAGACATTGTTAATTCATCATTAAATCCCATTTTATGCTCCTGTCAAGATGCAAAACATCTTGAACTAATTTGTGTAATCAATATAACATATAGATCTGTACAATCTATACAACAACGGGTGGACACATATTTACATAAAATGTGTCGTATGTACAACCATCTTCCCAATAAATTGTATCACAACTTACATTATGTGAACACATATTTACATAGAATTTGTCATATGTACAACCATCTTCCCAATAAATTGTATCACAATCTACAAAAGATAGACACATATTTACATAAACTGAGTCAGTTGTACAACCATCTTCCCAATAAATTGTATCACAATCTACATTAGGTGAACACATCACTATGTAAAGTGTATCAGTTGAACAATCATCTTCCCAGTAAGATATGTCACAACTGTCAACCGGTGCACACATCACTACATAAAATGTGTCGATTGAAAAATCATCTTCCCAGTAAAATGAATCACATTCATCACCTGGACATGGTTCACGCATAGGTATCTGATATGTACCAATTGCTGTTACAAGATAATTATCTCCAACAAAATATCCAAGTTGACTATAACCATCATTTGCACGTGCAATGGTTGTAGCATAACTATTTTCAGAATTGAAATATCCTGCTCTTGTAATATATGGTTTTGCGTACAAGAGCGCATATTCATCATTAGGCATCTCATATTTGAATGATCTTACTCCAAGGGTTTCAAGATATTCTATTCTTTTTACAAATTCACCAACCTTGATATTTGATATTTTGTTGTATATATCAACATAATAAGGTTTACCATTATCAGAATAATGTGGAATGAAAAAATACTCATTTCCATCTTTTTTAACAATCATATATTTTAGATATGGTTGGCAACCTGTACCATCAGCAAAATTCCAATCAATATCAAGTGAAAAGAATCTGTGAACCTTTGGTCCATCATAATCATAAACAAAATCAATTGAGTTATATTCATCTTTGTATATTAGTTCAGTTGCTATTGCATCTGCAGGATCTGAGGTTCCTGTGATAACATTGTTACATTGTGAAGTTCCTAAAAATTTAGTCTCAGTAGTTAAGTTATCTTCAAAGAAAATTGCTGATGATATTCCATGATTATAACAACCGTGTGTCCATTTTACAGATGGTTTATCTAATGCAACATATCTGTTTGCACCATCAAACGCTTTACTTACTGGTTTGTAATTTAAATCTAAATTAAATCCGCCATTTATCATATCGACGAATCTATTAATTCTTTCACTTACAAGTCTATCAACAGTATAATGTTTTATTAGAATTTCATCTGCACTGAATTTCATTACCTTATAAAGTTTTTTATTAATATCATAATAATAATTTAATATACCACCATATACAAATTCAGTATCATCATCACTAAGTACACTAAAGACTAAACTATCAATAAGGTAATCAGGACGATAAACTGGCGTTGCTTTTTTAACAATTTCACCAATTTCGTTGAAATAACGTATTTCAGTAATGTATTTGTGATTTGTTTCAAATGCAAGATTTGTCAATCCATAATCTTCGAAATCAGTAAATGAATTAATATAATGTTTTGATTCATCAACATCAATTTCAATTCTTCGTGAATATTCGCTACTAACCCCATAATATTGTTCACAGAGAATAGCTGGATTTAAATTTGCAGGAGGTATTAAGAAAGGAACCTCTGCAAAATAGAATACATTACATGATACAATTGTATTCCATTCAAGTACTTTTGAAATTATATGTGCTCTTCCATCAAGGTCAACACTAAATCTCATATATTGTGAATTTTCTTTATCGAAACCTGAAAAATATCTTGTTCTATTATTATACATATAAACAAGTTTCTGATAATCTATTACTTCATCTGCTGAATTATAGTAAGTTTGTTGCATATGAACATCATATATTTTTAATTGATCATCAACATTTACACTTACTACTTTTATAGCCAATCCATATGATATTCCATCAATACTTGTATATTCACTAACTGTAATTGTTTCAATATCGTTATCAAGTGAATATTTAAACTGCCATTTTGTTGTAATAATATTTTTAGAAAAATCTGTATATTGTAGTTCTTGAATTCTTAATTTATCATCTATCTCTTCATAAAGAGGATTATATTCACCTATAACTCTACCATTGTAGAATTTTCTAATTTTTGAGATGAAACATAATGATATTGTTTCATCAAAACTTGCATAATAAAGCATATTTCTAAAGTTTGTAAATGGGCGAATTTTCTTTTTAGAATTATCATATTCAAACACTAAACCTACATCAAGTGTTCCTTCTTTACATATTTCATAATGTACATTATTGCAGTTTTGAATATCAGGAATAGACTTTACTTTCCCTAGCGTTGTATCCACATGTACAGGAGGAGTTAGAACATATGGTTTACTTGGTACGCCAAAAATTTGCTGGATATTTGATGAGGCATTTAAATCAATAAATTCGTATTCAAATATATTAACACTTGGGCTTAAAATTGTCATATAGACCTCATGTAGTTTTAAGGTTAATTATGATATAATGATATATTCATAAATATTTCAATTATTTATAAAGGATTAGAATGAATTTTGATAAAATATCAAAAATACCTTTCAACATTGCAAACCCAAAGAACATAATCGATATTAAAAAATTCGGTAAAAAAATCATAGTTAAATATGAACAGGAGATGTTATTTAATGATGAAAGTGTGCAATTAAAAGAGGATAGAATTATAACAATATTCTATCCAAGAAAAATCAGGGGCTTTGAGGTTCAAGTTGATGAAGATGATAATATCTTTGTCGCTGTTATATATAAACCATCATTTAATATATTTGGATGGAAATTTGTGAAGGAAAAAATAGATGACATTAACAGAGCACCAACAAAAAATATTTAATGATATAATCGATGGAATTGAGGAGTCCTTAAAATTAGGACAAAGATTTATTGGTTCATTATCAGGTCCTGCGGGTACAGGTAAAACAGTTATGACTGCAGAAATAATTGAATACCTATTAAAACATTATCCTCATAAACATCTTAGAATTGCAACACCAACACATAAATCCCTTCGTGTTGCAAACAATTTTATTGGAAAAACATTAAAGAAACATAAAAATTTCTCATCAAGTACAATTCATTCATATTTGAAATTAAAGATGGAACGTATAGAAGATAAAATTGTATTCACTGAAGATTTTGGCAATAACGCCAAAACAGATCATACAAAACATCTAATCATTGATGAAAGTTCAATGGTATCTGAATTATTATTTAATCATGTGAAAGCAAAAGCAATTGCTGTAGGTTTAGATGTTATATTGTTCGTTGGTGATAAAATTCAACTACTTCCAGTTGATGGTAAAACTAACCCAATCTTTAGTGACATCAACCAATACGAATTAACTGAAGTTGTTAGACAGGCACAAGATAGTCCTATACTCAAAAAAGCAACTGAGATTAGAAAATGTATTGAAGCAGAGAATTATGATATGAATGTCCTTACCTTCAATGAGTTTAAGGATTCAACTAATGGCATAATTGTTGTTGATGATGTCAAAGATCTTTTGAAGGAATATTTATCAAATGATGGTGATAAAACACTATCTGCATTTACTAATAATTCAGTTAATACATATAATGACTTTATCAGGAAAATGGTAAATGGTAGTACTGCATTACCTATGTTAATTGAAGGAGAGCAAGTTGTCCTTCAAGAGGCATATGAGAACAATGGAAAATTCATTCAGAATGGTGATACTGTAACAGTATATTCACCTTATTTAGATCATCATCCTGCTCTTAAAATTAACTACTGGACATTTACTCCTAAGGATGATGATTTAGAAGATATTGATATTCGTGTTGTTGATATAGATTCTATTGCTCGTTATAACTCACTGCTTGATAGAATTGCATTAAAAGCAAAATCGTTAAAATCTAATAAACAATATAAAGAAGCCAAGGAAATGTGGGAAAAATATTGGGAAGTTAAAAATATGTTTGTTGATATCAAATATAACTTCTGTCATACTATTCACAAATTACAAGGAAGTACATATGAAAATGTATTTCTTAATTTAAAAGAAACTATCCAAAATTCATCCGATAAAGATACATTATTTCGATTAGTATATGTTGCATTAACACGTGCTAGTAATAATGTTTTCATCTACAGGTAAATATTAATCCTACATAAATAAAATAAAAAATGTAGGATTACCATGAGCAAATTTATATTTTCTGAATATTTAAAAACATTAGATAACAATGAAAATTATATGAAACTCTCCGATAATATTATCGAGACATTAGTAAACCCTTCAATAAAATACTCCAAGCGATTGAGAAATCGTGAACTCTTCTTCATCGAATATAACATGGATTCCATTGCTGGTCCTGGTCTTATATGCAAAAATATATTAGAATCAATTAATGTTAATCGTAATAATGGTATGATATTTTTACCTATTAATCTCTTTAAGGTTTATCAAATAAAAGATGATGAAACTATAAATTCATTGAGAACAATTGAAGAATCTAAAATAATATTTGATACAGAATCTTATATTGTGTTAAATCCTGAAAGATTAATATCATTTGCTAATCAAAGTAAATTTAATAAAATTCGTACAATTTCTAAATTAAAAACATATAATGATCTTATTAATTTACTTGAGGTGTATAAAAAATACTTTGAGTATAAGCAATAAATACATAAAAAGGATACATTATGAATGAAGAAACAACTGCAGGTGACATCGCTGGAGTAGACATGCCATTAGGTGTTAAAAATAAATATACAAAGATTATTAGACGTATCAAAAAATTAAAGAAAAAGGAAATCGAGGATGGACAAATTTAGTTCATTAGATGATTTATTTAATATCGTTATTGATATTATTACAAATTATCGTGAAACAAAATTTGTTCTTGATAAAAGTGATCTCAATTATTATGAGTTACTTTATACAACATCGGGCACTATTGATGATATTGTATCAGTTCTTGATATTGATATAAAAGATTTTGATACATCTGTTAACGCATCAGATGAATATATTGAAATATATGGAAAAGATGATTCAAAAGCAGAATTAGTATTACTTCAAAAATTGAAAGATAATGCATCTGAATTGATAGTTTACCAACAAGTAATTCTTCTTGCTTCGCTTGAAGATATAATGAAAATACAATAAGGAAATAACACATGGCATTAATTTTAAGAAGAAATAAAGGTTCAGTTTTAACACATGATGAAGTAGATAATAACTTCGTTTACGTGGACACTACAGCAGTCAAATTAACAACAAATCAAACTATTAGTGATATCAAAACATTTACCTCTACAATCGTAGGTTCTATATCAGGTAACGCAGGAACTGTAACAAATGGTGTTTATAATACTGGTAATCAATCAATTGATGGTGTTAAAACATTTACCTCTACAATTGTAGGTTCTGTTTCAGGTAACGCAGGAGCTGTAACAAATGGTGTTTATACTGTTGGTGATCAGACAATTGCAGGTATCAAAACATTTACCTCAACAATTGTAGGTTCTGTTTCAGGTAATTCAGGAACTGTGACAAATGGTGTTTATATTGTTGGTAATCAATCAATTGATGGTGTTAAAACATTTACATCAGTAATTAATGGATCTGTATCAGGAAATTGTGGTTCAGTAACAAACGGTGTTTATACAATTAGCGATCAGACAATTGCAGGTATCAAAACATTCAGTTCAACAATCGTAGGTTCTATCAATGGTAATTCTGCAACTGTAACAAACGGTGTTTATACAACTGGTGATCAATCAATTGCAGGAAATAAGACATTTACATTACCTATCACAGGTTCAATTACAGGTAATTCTGCAACTGTAACAAACGGTGTTTATTTAGTTGGAAATCAGACAATAGCTGGTACAAAAACATTCAGTGCAGCAATCGTATCAGATATTACAGGTAATTCTGCAACTGTAACAAATGGTGTTTATACAACAGGTAATCAAACAATTACGGGAATAAAAACATTCAGTACAGCAATTGTATCAGATATTACAGGTAACGCTGGAACTGTAACAAATGGTGTTTACACAACTGGGTCATACACAGATCCTACATGGTTAACAATATCACAAACAAAAGTTGGTCTAGGAAATGTTAATAATACATCTGATATAACTAAAAATGTTCTTTCTGCAACAAAATTAACAACATCACGTACAATTAATAGTGTAGGTTTTGATGGTTCTGCAAATATCAATATTGAAACACGTTTAGGAACTGCAGTAGCATCAGCAGCAACTACAACTATTGGTACTGTTGGTATTGGTGAAGTTATGCACATTACAGGTACTACAACTATCACATCATTCGGTATTTCTACAACTGGTGTTATGAGAACAATTATATTTGATGCTGTAACTACTGTAACATATAACGCAACTTCATTAATTATTCCTGGCGCATCAAATATCACAACAACTGCAGGTGATATTATGGTTCTTGTTTGTGAAAATGGTGCAAGTGGTTATTGGAGAGTTTTAAATTATCTTCCTTCATCTGGTGTGGTTAGTGTTGGTACAGCACAAACTATCTCAGGTGCAAAAACATTCTCATCAGATGTTATTCAAACGCCTTCAGCATCAATAACCCCTGCAGTAAATGGACAAATGATATTTGAACATACAAATAATACAACAGTAACTATCAAACTCAAAGGTTCTGATGGTGTTGTTCGTTCTGTAGCGTTAACATTAGCATAATCTATTCGAAGAACTAGTTGTAGTTCTTCATAATAGATTAAGGTTATTATGATATAATATATGTAACAAACGAATGAAAGAAGGATTTTTATGAAAGAATTATCAAAAGTATCGGATTTTATAGGGAAAGAAGTTATTATATATCCTGGTGATACAAATAAAAAGATGGGTATTGTATTAGATATTACTGATGCAGGTGTTATGTTTAAAATAACTAAAGGATTAGAATATGGTGTTGGTGATATTGTGTTTATATCATTCTCTGCAAGATTAAGTTTTTCTTGTAAAGAAACAATCAACTAAGATTGTTTTTCATAATATAATTATTGTATCAAATTAAGGAAAATTAATGGAAAAAAATTCAAAAGATATATTACTTCTAGGATGTTTATTTATCTCAGGAGCAGCATTTGGTTTTGCTGCTAATGGTATTATCGGAAGTAGTATAGGAATTGGTATTGTATCGACATTTATTGCCTTTATATTATTCGATTAATTCTTATTATCACGAAGCATTTTTAGAATATCTGCAGTACTAGCAATAATGTTATTGGTCTGACTATTGTTAACAACACCAGGACCTTCATCTTTACCAAATTGCATTATTTCTTTTTGTACGTGTATGATGTCTTTATAGATAGAACTAAGAAGTTTTAATGATTGATTTACTGCATTTGTTAATTCAGCAAATGATGTAATCATACTTGATTTACGCTCAGAATCTGATATGATTAATTCATCAGATAAAGATTGCAAAATCAAGCGTCCACTTTTTACTGTACTTAAAAGTGTTTCACGTATAGTGTGAAAATCTTCTTTAAGCAAACTCAGTTTAATTACACTCTCAACAACATCAGTATCTAACTCAATAGGATTAGATACAAATTTTTGTTCTGCAGGTAATATTTCAGAAATATAATCATTCATATTATAAACAGAACTTTCAGTAATATCAAATGTTGCAGTAATCTTATCTAATTTCTTAGCAAGTTGCTCACCACGTTTAATATTTTCTTCTAAACTCATAATTCGCCTTTAGGTATAATTTTTGATATATCATCATAAAGATTTGTGATAACATGATTAACAATTTTACCATCTTTAATAGGTGGGTAAAGGTTTGCATCAATTGAAAATGTTAATGTTGCATTACATAGACGAATATCATCATCCATTCCTAAATCCATATCAAGATCTGTTGTTATATCATTTAAACGAAGAGGAACTGATCTATAATCATTAAGGAAATCCATATCTTTAATCATAATAGAATATGTTGGATTAAACATAGGAACTATCTGCTCAATAAGCATTGTTAATTCGGTAAATGAATCTGTAAGAATGTAAATGGTAAAATCAAAACTATATGACACAGAATTATATGTGTACGTCATAGTCTGTCTATCATCATTAAATTTCATTGTTTTATTTAATTTATTAGTCTCCCTCTCAGGTGACTTTGTTAATCCATCAAAACTTAGAGATAATCTTGGTAATACATTATATTTTTGTTCACGAAATTTTGTGAAATCATCAGATGTCATTTCGAATGCTTTTTGCTTGGTAGCAAAAGTGATAGGAATTGTTACATCCCTATCTACAGTTCCATCATCTTTAAATCTAACAATATGCATATCATTAAATGTATCAAGTATTGCAGCTGTATATCTACGAATAGAATAATGATGGAAAAATTGCATAGGTTACCTTCTTAATCTGCTGTCCAATGACTATAAGCAAATGTTACAGTAAATTCAGTAATTGTATCTGCTGTTTCAGAACTAAGATCAATAGAACTCACAACCGTTGGATATGCATTATGCAATGTAAAAGATTGAGTTGGTTGATTAAGTGAATCTAATTGTGATACGTGAAGATCTTTCATGTAATCAAGGTTACTTGTAACTGATTTGACTTCTGAATCATAACTATCGATTTTTGCAATCTCATCAATAAAAATTTGACGAAATTTTAAATCGTCAGTATTGTAAAATATAACATCCCAAGTACCAGAATATTGTGCCTCACCAGCAATAGTCATCTTACGACCTTTGAACCAAACTTCAACGGTTCCTAATGTAACATCAGGTAATGTAGTTCCTTTTGCAAGAACGTCCATATCTGTATCGCCATAGTTCAATTGTACTAAAAATTTATTTGCTCTAGCACCTAACCCTAGGGTACTTTTAAGTGTTTCTAAACTCATACTATCTCCTTAAATGATAAATATCATAATTATTTATTTTATTTATCAGGAGAGAAAAATGAGTGACGATTTTCAATTATTAAAACATGGGGTTGATAGTCCTACAAAATTCGAGGTTGAAATACATAAATCTAATGGAGATTTATTATTTACACGTGATGAAATGATTCGATCATTAAAAGCAATCAATATTCCTCAATTTAATGATGAAACTCTTGATGCATTTGTTAATAATAATTACATATTTGCACGTGGTCGCCCAACAATATTTCAAATTCAAATTACGTTTAAAAATATTAACTCTATGTCATTATATCAGACATGCCTAAAACATATGCATGATAATATGTCAAAATATCCTGCAGAACAATATTTTACTATACATGTTAAATACACAGGCACATATAAGAATGATAATAAATCTAAATCAATAACATTTACAAAATGTATGATGACTAACTTATCAGATCTGACATTTGACTACAGTTCTGTAAATAATACAATGGATTTCTCAATTGGATTTAAATCTGGCAATATGTCTATGTCATAAATAAAATAATACAAATAAAGGAATATAATGTTACCGAAAACAGAAACACGTTACTACGATTATGAAATCAATGGAAAAACAATTGAGTTCAGAGCTTGGAAAACAAAGGATGAAAAAGAATATCTAATCATGCAAGCATCAAAAGATGAGATGTCAGATCAAGATATTTTTGAAATTCTTGTTAAACCATGTTTGAAAGATCCTAATATATCTCTTACTGAAGGTGAAAAACAACTCGTTATGCTTGAGATAAGAAAACGTTCATTTGGTGAATCAGTTGACGTACAATTTTTGTGTGGTTCATGTAAAAAATACAATGAAACTAAATTAAATATTAATGAAATTGTTAAATATAAACCATTTAAACTTGAAGCAATAACAAAAGATGGCATCACTGTTAATTTCAAAGATACAATCAATATAAAATTATTAAATGGTTTTGAAGGTACAAAACTTAATTATCAAAGATTTTTATTACATATTGCATCATTAACTATTGATAATCAAGTCTACAAAGATTTTAATCTTGAGGAACTAGGAGAATATTTTGATAATATTGACGCAGAAACATTTGATTATTTCTTCGCTGAATTACAAGAACAGATGGAACAAGTAACTTACGGTGGAAAAGTAAAATGTATGTTCTGTAATGTAGAACAAGATATTGGATTAGGAGATCTCCCAAATTTATTTCCATGGTAATCATGAGTACCTCGCTAAATAATCTCTATAATTATTATAATATAATGAAATTTTACGGTAATTATAATACATTTGAGATTGATGATATGTATCCATTCGAGCGAGAGATTTATCATGGGTTATTGTTTGAGACTCGTAAAAAAAATATGGAAAATTAATAAATAACTAAAAAAGGAATAATATATGAGTTCAGCATTTACAGCAAAAATTTATTTAAATGGATCAAACGTTGAAGATGATACCCTTGTATTGAAAGGTGATGATGATTATCTAAAAATTGTTTTGTCACTTGTAAAAAAAGAATATGTATTATTTCCTAATGTTGCAAATGCTGCAGCCGTTGACAAAAGATTAAAGAATAAAGGACTTACTAAACTTGTTCTTAGACTTGGTATGGTTGGAATTCCTAAAGAAGCATTGACTGCGGTTCTTGGATTTATTGATACACGTGATATCATTAATAAATCATAAGGATATAATATGAAATATGAAATCAATGGAAAAAAGAAAGAGATAAAGATTACACCTTCAGGTGATGATGAAAAAAATTTATTAAAATTAATTGTTGCTTTCGCAGACCCAAAAGCAGTAAAATATCCTGTGATAACAGCCACTATATGGGGTTGGTTAGCAGGAAAAGTAATTAGTTATATTATAATTGATATGAATCATCCAAACATAACCAAAGCATTTATACAAACAATTTTAAGATTAAAAAAATAATAATAAAGGAGTTCATTCAATGACAGATATAATATTAACGGAAAAGAATGAACTCAAAGAAGTAATACAAAAAATTCTTGATAAACATGAAGGTAAAAATTCCTCACGTGTTGATGAAAAAGAAGATAAAGAACATGTTTCTATATGGTCTAAAATTACTGGTAAGAAAGACAAAAAACCTTCAAATAACATTGTTGCTGAGGCATTAAAAGAACCAATTAAAAATGACAAAACAATTATTAAGGAAATAAAAGAAAATAATATTCTCCTTAAGAAAATTGATATAAAACTTAAAAAACTATTAAATGGAAAAATAAAAGGTCATGACCCACGTCTTGATTTTGGTAAAGATGGTACTGGTGGAAAATCAGCAGGCTCATTAATCAAAGCAGTTTCAAGTGTTGGAAAAGCAGATCAAACTATTAAAGATAATTCTGATGATGATGATTTTGGGTTATCAGATATGCTTGAAGCTGGTTCTGCTCTTAAAGGTGCAAAATCATTATTTAAAAAAGCTCCTAAAGTTAATCCAAGTACAATAGCTGAATCCGCATCAACAGAATCAATTGTATCTAAAGCAGCAGCACCAGTTGCTGAAGATGCTGGAATGATGTCAAAAGGATTAGGCACTGCGGGTAAACTTGCAGGTAGAGTTGCTGTACCATTAACAGGATTAGTTGCAGGATACGACAAATATTCACAAGTAAAAGATGATAAAACTTTAAATGGTAGTCAGAAAACAGCTCAAGTTGTTGCAACAGGTGGTGGTGCAATGGCTGGCGCAGCAACTGGCGCAATGGCTGGCGCAGCACTTGGTAGTGTTGTTCCTATTGTAGGAACAGCTATTGGTGGTGTTCTAGGTGGTATAGCAGGTGCATACCTTGGTCAAAAAGGTGGTGAGGCAGTAGGTAATGTTGCTAGTGATGCATTAGCAGATGATCCTAAAAAAACACTTGAGAAAACACCTGAAGGTGCTGCACTCCTAGGAATGCAAACATCACTTAATCGTATTGAGTCACAAGTAAATAAATTAGTTGGAAAAAAATCTATTAATTTTGATGCAGGTAAAGATAATAAAAAATTAAATGATCTTACAAAAAAAACAACACCAGTTGATGTTACAACTAAAAAAGATGACGATGGAAAAGGATTCTTTGGTTCTATATCAAGTGGAATTCAATCATTTGCTCATAGTGCTGTAAACGTAGGAAAAGATGCTTGGGATGCAGCTAAAAAACTTGGTGGTCAAGGTATTGATAAACTTTCAGGATATTTTGAATCTGGTGATAAAGGTCCTGGTACAATATCATCCGGCCGTGGTGATAATGGTGGTGCATCATATGGTACACATCAATTCTCATCAAAAAATGGTTCATTACAAGGTTATCTACAGAATTCAAAATATGGTAAAGAATTTAATGGATTAGCACCTGGTTCTGCAGAATTTAATTCAAAATGGAAAGATATAGCTGATAAAGATCCTAAAGGATTTGATGCAGATCAGGCACAATATACAACAGCAAAATATTATGTACCACAACAGAAAAAACTTTCAGATTCAGGATTCGATCTTTCTAAACGTTCAAAAGCATTACAATCTGCAGTATATTCAGCAAGTGTTCAATTTGGCGGAAATACAGATATAGTTTTAAATGCTCTTAAATCTCAGAATATAGATCCTAAAACTGCAAAAGATGAAGATATTATTAATGCAATATATCAATATAAAATGGATAATAATTCTACATTATTCAAAAACTCAAGTCCTGCAGTTCAACAAGGAACATACAATCGTGCAGCTACTGAAAAACAAACTGTATTAAATTCTCTCCAGGATGAGAGGGCAAATCCAAATAAAAATGCTCAAACTCCTGCACAAGCATCAAAACCTGCAACTGTAGGATCTAATAGACCTAAAATGACGATGGGAACAAGATCATCTACACCTGTACCAAAAAGAGGTTCTGGTGGTGGTCAAGGTTCAAGTATGTTTAGTAGTATTGGTTCAAGTATAAGTTCATTTTTCAAACCAATGGCTTCAGGGTTTAGTGCAGGTGTTGATAGAACAACTACCGCACTTGGTGCCGGATATGATGCAGTAAAAAGTTTCGTTGGTAATGCATTAAAACCTGCAGATAATAGTGTAGATATTAGTGGTGTTCAGCCTGCAGTTCTTGGTAATTTAAATGCTATGGCTGCTGATTATGCAAAAAGAACTGGTCAACCGCTACAAATAAATTCAGGTTATCGAGCATCAGGCAAACAAGCAAAACTTTATCAAGCAGATTTAGCTGCAAATGGAGGACAACCATCTGGTAAAGTTGCACCTCCTGGTTCATCATTACATAACTATGGTATGGCTGTTGACATTAATTCTACAGCAGGTAATTATCTTCAACAATCAGGAATGCTTGATGCATATGGTTTTACAAGACCAATGCCTGGCGAACCATGGCATTTAGAACCAAAAGGTATTATTAGAACAAACGTTAAAAATAATCCTGCAGGTGAAGCAGCTAAAGTTCAACAAATCTCTAAACCTGCAACACCTATTAAAAATGTAAAACCACCTCAATCAGGTGGAAATGATGTCTCCAAACGTAAAACAGAAAGTGATGCTCCTCCTGATAAGTCTTTTCAAGCATTAGTTGCAAAGAAAAAACCTCAGGCATCAACATCAACAGCAAGTGCATCAAGTGGTTCGCATGGGTCACCAGCTGCACCTACGCCAGTTGTTGTTAAACCATCAGGTCTTGCAGGTGGTGATATTGTTAAACCAACAGGTACACCTGGTGTAACACCAGTTGTTGTTGATAATACACCAACAGATGCATCTACAGATACATCTTCAACAAATAATAGTTCAGTTGCTAATGTATGTACAGCTGGTAATATTTCAACCGCACCTACACCAGATATAAAAGTATCATCACAAAATGATAAAATGGATACAACAGCATCTAAATCTCAGGCACCAGTTGTGATAAATAATAGTAACAATACAACTGGTAAAGACAGCAATAAAGGATCACCGGAATTTGGTATGAGTCAAGTTGCAGGACCAAATCCTTATACAGTTGCTTTAATGACATTTTAAGGATTAATATATGGGTGTTGCTATTAAAGATGTAAAACAAGGGGCAAACAATTCAGATCCTAGAACAGTTCAAAAATTACAAGGATTTAGATTCCCTACAACAGCAAATGAAAATGATGCAAAACAATTAGGTATAATTATTGGAGCATTTAATGAGAAAGAAGTAGGAAGGAAAGGTGATAGAAAATATGTGAAAGAAGATACTGCAGAAAATTTTCAAGGTGCTGTATTATTACCTATGCCCAACTCAATCCAAGATGCTCAAGGTCATGAATGGTCAACATATTCTGTAACTGATATGATTGGTGAAGTTGTTGGTACCGCAGGTAATTTTATAGGTGGCTTAGGAGGGAAAACAACAGGGTTAATTGGTAAAGCAATTTCAGGTGCAGGGGCAGCAATGCAAACAGATGGAACACCAAATAAACTTGCACGTCGAACTACAGGTATTGGATTAGATCCAAATACTAGACTTGAATATACAGGTGAACAATTACGTGAATTCACATTTAATTTTGTAATGATACCAGAATCTGAGGAAGATTCCAAGGCTATTCGTGATATTATTAGATTTTTTAGAATAAATGGAACTGGTGCAACATCATTAGGAGATGTACCAGGTACAGTTTCAACGGAACTTAATAATACGATTGTTTCCGATATACATGCATTTATTACTGAACCTGGTTGGTTTACAATAGATTTCAGAAATAAACATTTAAATACTATATACATGCCAACTCAGATGGTTTTAGTGTCATTCACTACATCATTATTTGAAGATGGTTATGCGGCTTTTTATGAGGACGATTCACCTAAGAAAGTGTCTATGACATTGGCATTCAAAGAAAGATTACCTAAATATTCAAATAGTTGGTAAAAAAATGAAAACACGAATTAAATATAATAATACAGTTGTTGAGCATCAAAAGAAACAATATCAATTTACAAATTTCACACGTGATCTTAAACTGATACCTGATGAATTTTTTGGAACTGATATGTACAATAATGTTTTTGTTGAAGATGATCTAACATTTGAATTATGTTCTGAAGGAATATATAAGAAAACAGATTACTGGGATTTATTGATGTTATATAACAATATTACAAATCCTCTTGTATTACCTAAATCAGCATATATAATTGATGAAATAGTTGATACACGTTTGAATAATTGGTTATCAAGATATCTATTAAAAGGAAATGATTTAGATATTCCAGATATTACAATTAAAGATAACGTATGGTATATTTTTGTACCTGATCAATCTGCAACAGATGATACTAACGCAGATTTAATTCAAAAAGTTGCTTCAATAAACATGAATATTGATAATCTTGCTAAAGAATTATCAAATATGGAAACTGAATATGAAACTATAAAAGATGATTCAAGTGATTATGGTGGATATAAAAGAAAACTGTTAAGAACAGATATTAATTCAACACGTGATAAAATATTCAAATTTCAACAAGATATAATGGATATTGAGGAAGAAGGAATTGATATTAAAGGAAAATGGAATCCAATTCGTCAAAAAGATTTAGATAAAATTTTATCAAAAAATGCAAGCATTATGGTACAACAGGTTTATACTAAATTGATGAATGATGCATTAAAAGAAAATGAAAAATATAGATATCTAAAATTCCCTAAAATTGAATATATTGCACGAATGTTAGATTACATTAATAAAGGCATAGAATGAAAGCAAGTCCATTATCAGAATTATATACTAAAGATTCAGAATTATTCTTCATGAGTAAGAAAGGTGAGAAATATACTATTGAACTTTCGTGGGTGGATAGAATAGAAATTCATTGGAATATGATATCTATGGCAGGAATTGTAGGTGCTACAATGACATTTGCTGATAACCTGTCTTTTAATGAAACTATTCCACTTGAGAAAGGTATATCTTTTGAGATGAATCTTGCTGATACAAGTAAAAATAAATTTAAATATGTATTTGTAATCACTGATATTAGTGTAGAAACCGTTAATAAAACTAGAAAAAATATATCTATTGCAATGATGGATCCGTATTCATTTAACCTGATTAAAACATTTTATAGTAAAGGTTATAGTCAAAAAAAAACAGATGAGATTATTAATGATTTATGTGTACATAATCTTAATATTAAACTTTATGATAAGATAAATGGGGTTCATGAATGGAATCCAAAGATAACTACTCAACAAACAGACAAATATTGCAAGACATATAGTTATGTGACTAGTGGTAAGAAAAGTTTATTCAGAAATATTAAAGAAAAATGTTATCAAGAAGGAATGCTTGCATATACAGATCGTACTTCACGAAATTATTGTTTTCTGAAAGATATATTTAATGATAAAGAACCTAGACCTGATATATATCATCAAGTTGCTGGTAATAAAGATTATGTGTACAAGATTGATGAGATAAAAAAAATACCACCTGGTAATATTGATTTATTAGATCCTGCATTGAAAAAAGAATGGTTTTCACAATGGTATGCAATACCGCAAACTGTTGATATTGATTTACCAACATATGAACTTGATTTTGAATATAAGAAAAAGATTGTAAAACCTATCGATTTTCATGGATTAATTGGAAATAATCCAACAAGATTAAATGATATATCACCTGAAGGTAGAATAATTCATTCATACCTTTCAAAGGCTCTTCAAAGAAATCAAATTTTGATTTTAATTTATGGTGATTTTACACTTAATGTAGGTGAGTTAATTGAAACTCAGATTTATTCAACTGGTGGAAAAATTGATGAGATTGATCAAGAGACTTCTGGAGTATGGATGGTAACAGAAATTATTGATGCAATACATCCTCCTGCATTTTATCAAGTAGTTACGTTATCACGTCCAAGAATAATGAAAAAAAATCATCCAGTTGTAAAACCTAAATAAATACATAAAAAAGGGATACAATGGATGATTTTCAAAGATTAAAGGAAAACGTTAACCCTAATCATACATTTTATCGTGCGGTTGTTGAAGATAATAACGATCCAGAGATGTTAAATAGATGTAAAATACGTATAGTAGGTATTCACACATCAGATAAAAAATTAATGCCTACTGATGCATTACCATGGGCTGAACTTATGTTCCCTACAACACGTGGTTCACAATCAATTCCATTACCAGGCCAATGGGTTTGGATTTTTCTTGATCAAGGACGTGAAGATAGACCTATTATTATTGGTACTATAACAACTATTGGTGCTGGTAAACCTGATACAACAAAAGGATTCTGTGATCCTTCAGGAACATATCCTAAAGCAGATGATTATAATTCACCAACTACCCATAGATTTTCACGTGTTCAAGAACTTGATAAAACACCAAATAAAACAATTAATGATTCATTATCAGAAACTAATACAACAGTAGGTTCTGGTTCTGATAAAATTAATGTTAAATTTAAACAAAAACCATCAACAAATGATAAATCAAAATACCCATCAGTAAATGTTCAAGAAACAGCAGGTGGTCATATATATGAAACAGATGATACACCTGGAAATATGCGTATTCGTCAATTACATACAACTGGAACATATTGGGAAATTGAGAATTCAGGTACATATACTTTTAAGTCAAAAAATAACTATGAACTTTATGTAGATGTAAATATGATAACAAAGGTAAAAGGCACAAATACAGTCCATATTACTGGTAATGTTATTGAAATTATGGATGCAAATGAAGTTACTCAAGTTCATGGAAATCAGACAAAATATGTCACAGGTAATGAAACAAATTCTATTACTGGAAATTTCAAAGAAACAGTAACAGGTAATGTTACAATCAATGTTACGGGTAAACATACTGAGAATATCAAAGGTGGTATAGACATTAATGGTAACCCAAAAGTAAAAATTCATGCATCATCAGTCTTTATTGACTCTATGGTTTATCTAGGATAAAGGTATAAAATGGCAACAGCAAAATTCGTATTAAGCATCTCAAGTCATATAAATTCAGGAACAATGACTGGACCATCATTGAACGGTCTTATTGATCTTAAGAACAAAGCCCAAGCTAGTTGTATGGCTGATACAAAATTCCTTACAGATGCATTAAAAGCATATAAACAACTCTCACATCTTTTGAACGCTACATCTTGTTCTATTCATTTAGGTTCATTTGAATTTGCTGGTAATATAGCAATGGGTGATTTTATAAATGATTCATTAATGGAACAATTTGGAACCAATCCTGAGGCAGCTTTAACTGATGCAGTAGGGATGATTAATTCAGCATGTTCATTGATAAATGGAATTATGGGTATGATTAATATGCTCAAAGATTTTCTACTTGCATTATATAGACTTATGGATTTTCTAAGAGGTTTAGGGTTTGATTTTTCTATTGAATGTGATTTTGGTTTACTTGAATTATTATTAAGTCAGACAGATAAACCGTCACCTGGTGTAACAACATTTCCAATTTCTATACAAAATCATTATGATGCATCAGTAAGAATTCTTGGTAAATTATACGGAAATAAATCATCAGGTGTACCATCTCTGTTAAGTTATTCTGAGGTTCAATTAACACGTGATCCTACTTTAGCAGGTGATACTGTTGATGGTATTGAGATTACAAATGCAATGATTTTGCAAAGTAGTCTTGTTAATATTAATAGCCATATGTATGATGCCGATATTGCCTTAATGTATGATAAAGGTGTGAGATACGGTCAACCATTAGTTGACATGCAATCACGTATTGCAAATGGTTTGATAATGGATGCCGGTGATATTGCTACTGCAGAATTAATGTCTATAGGTTCATGTAGTATTGATGGGTATTCTGATAAAACATCTTGTGAAGGTGCAGGTGGTGTATGGACAGTTGCATCAACAATGGCAAAGGTACCAGTTAAAATTCCTAGAACATTACAGGTAATATCAAATACAGATTTATTTGATACAAGTATTGAGGCAAATGATAATGTTCTAAATACAACCTCAGGGATTACATATATTCGAACCAGTGAAATTATGCCTAGCGCCATTGGTTTAATGATGGTTCAAGGTCAAGTTGGTGCAATTCCACCATATCATTATACATTATCAATTCAAAGTAAAATTTCTGATAGTAGTTATATAACATTATTATCAATCCCTAATCTAGAACAAAAATTAGTTACCGTTACAAATGATTATAATTCTTTCTTATTAAAATTATTAAATGCTAAAAAAGATCTTGCAGATGCAATTACAAATGCAGCTGATATTGGTACAGATCCATCATTGCTTGCAACATATACAACTTTAATGAATTCATATGATTTAAAATCTGGAAATATTACAGACAAATATAATATTATTGATAATAATCCAAATAAAATTGGTCAATTAAAATGGTTAATTGATTTAGGAAATCAAGCAATTACAAATAATGTAAATTATGCAACATTGAATGATGGTATCACAGGTCCAGTTACTTTGACATTTCCTATAAAAAGTTTTGATACATCATCAGGTGCATTTAATGATATAACTAATTCAAATGCATTTATAAGTACAGATATTACAAATGTAAATTCATATCTTAATCAGATTCAGCAATTTTATAATGAAAATAATGTATTAGATAATTTTATAACAGATATTTCCTCAAAAACTAGGGATCTAATATTGATGTATAATGATTTTCAATCAAAGAATACATTATCAAATCAAATCTATTATGGTGTACATAGAACGTATGATTTTCCTGGAAAAGGAACAATTAGAACAGGTGATGCTAAAGTTTATGTAGCATTTTCAAAACCTCATACTGAAATTCTAAATGATATTCCAAATAATATTACATTGAATTTATTTCATGGTGATGTATTTTATGATAACACCGATGATAGTGGTACAAGTGTAAGCATGTACTTAAGGGTGTTAGGTTCTGTTCCTAATTATTATAACTATAAATGGATAAATATCGGTTCAATAGTTTCTATTGAAAACGATACAGCAGGTGCACCAATTCCAATAACTATAACAATTGATCCTACTGTGTTTGCATCAATTGACAATAAAACAAATACATATACATCAGGCGATGGTATATTACCTTCATTGCATTGGAGTGCATATAAATCTTGGATTAATATTGGGGATATTTGGTTGGATTCAAGTAATCTAGCAACAGGTATTGTACAAAAGGTTTATACATATGATTCAGGATTAACTTCATTTAAATGGGCAGCGTTATTACCGAATAATCCACCATCATTGGTTCCTGATAATATTACAACATTAGAAGATACAATGGTTACTGGTAATTTATTGTCCTCAGCATTTGATATGGAAAATGATACAATCACATTAGTTTCAGTAACAGTTGCGGGTGTTGAAACAAATGCAATAAATGGAACAAATGTAAATGTAACATTATCTAATTCATTAGGTGTTTTTACATTAGTAAGTGATACAGGTGATTATATTTTTACACCTACTTTAAATAAAAATACTAATACAACATTTAGTTTTACTTATAAAGCAAAAGATTCTAAAGGTGCGATATCTACATCAATATTTTCAATTGCTATAACACCGGCAAATGATCCTCCTCAAGTTTCAGGACCTATAGATATAACATATCTAACTAATCAGGCATCAACAACAATTGATCTATTATTAAATACTACTGATGTAGATTTCGATATTATAAGTGTTGATGATTTAGGAAAAGTTTCAGGGGATGATTCAAATTTTGTGAATTATCACAAATACACACGGATCTTAGAATTTGATCCTACATATTTTGTAAATATTTTAAAACGTGATGAAATCAATAATGTATTATTAACATATTCAGTAACAGATAATAAATCAGCAAAAGTACCAACATC